TGCTAAGTAGTATATGCTCTTTTTGTTCTTATAAAAAACCTTGTTGGGGAGATGAGTTAAAATATTTACCTCAACAACAATCAAAAGCAAAATCACCTAGATGGTTTTGGTATACTAAACTAGTTAATCCTAAGGAGGAAAAATCAGATGTCGAAGAATAAAGACTTATCTTCACGTGGACCAACAATATATGTTACACCTGTCCCTAGCAAAAAAGGTTCTTTCATGTGTAGTATTAGAAAAAATAAAAACCCATCCGAAGATGAAAAGACTTGTGAGATTATGGCTATGGGTATGATGAAGATGGCTTTAACTGACCCCGGTTATGTATATGACTTGGGATTAGAAGCTATAGAAGAAGAGGGTAGTATTCAGTACGAAGAACCTGTCTTAAAAGGTAAAGGTAATCGTGATGAAACTAACATAATTGATATATTAGATTATCTTAAATTTAAAAATGATGATGGTAAATTAAACTAATGAGTGATGATAATTTTAATAACTCTGATAATAATAGCATAAGAAAAAAGTTTGATTTAGATTTAAAATATGGAAAGATGCGTGAAAAGAAACTTCACGATAGATTTTTTAATAAAAAGTTTGAGATAAAATCTGAAAGAGATTGGTGGCAAAAGACTGGTAACATTGCTATTGAAACAGAATGTTATGATAAGCCAAGTGGGATATCAGTTACCGAAGCTGATTATTGGATGCATATATTAACAGACGGTGATGATGAATACTGTACCTTAGTGTTTAAAGTAAGCACTGTTAAAAAACTTGTTGAAAAGTATAAGAACAAAAGTATTTATGGTGGTGACCATAAAAAATCTAAATTTATTTTAGTTCCTTTAAAAGAATTGTTTGTGTTGGAGAACATAAAAAATGGATAAGATAAATCCAAGTTATTATAAAGCTAAGACTATAGAAACCATAGAAGCAATACGTTCTCAGTTAAGTACTGATGAGTTTCGTGGTTATTTAAAAGGTCAAATTTGGAAGTATCTATCTAGACATAGAGAAAAGAATGGTTTTGAAGATTTAAAAAAATCAAAGTGGTATATGGATTACTTAATAAAGTTTGAAGAAGAAATGGGTGAAGGGGATATAGTTAAAAATTAGGAGGAAACATGAAAACATACATGATAAACAGTGAAGAAGTACAATTTATATTGAGATACTTATTTACTAGACCATACGGTGAAGTTATAAAAATGATAGAAATACTAGGTCAGTTGAGGGAACTCGATGAAAAAGTTAATGCAGACTTCATCTCAAAAAAAACGAACAAGTAGTAACTTAGCTACTATTCGTGTAGGATTAGATAAAACTGGAGACATAAAATTAGATTTAGATTATATCAAACCTAATCTTTTCATAGAAACTTTTAAAAAGAAATTTCCTGATTATGAAAATTCAGTATTATTATCTTCTATTATTTACGATACTATTTTTGTGTATGAGGACTTATACGACAGGATTAGAAATACTATAAATATGAATTAGATATCTCTCATTTCCATGCTTAATGCTCTTGCCCTGTTGGGGGTTTGTCTATACCACCGACTCGAAAGCATCTCATTTGCTGCGTCAGGAAAATTATTCTCTTTTAAATACTTAATCATATTTTTAAATTTAGATACACCGGCAAAACCCATTTGAAAAATCATCTCACATAAGATACCTTTGGCTTTTGCAGGTATATCTAAATCATTTTCTACGCATAACTTTTCCATTAAGTTCCATGCTTTCTCAAAGTCTTGTTCAAATATTATATCCCACCCCTCTTTATCTTTAGGTGGTTCTTCACCGGGTAACATTTTATGCCCATAGCCCCCTGTTTTGAATCCAAGAGTATCTATATAGGTATCTAGCCTATAACCTTCGTGCTGTTTTATTCTTTCTTTTAATGCATCCTTAATTATATCTGACATTATTTCTCCTATAGCTTTAGCTAAACTATTTCTTTTTTGTAATAAGCCCCATAGCACCTTTAGCACCCTTAATACCAAAACTTGCTGAACAAGCTATATATAATAAATGTTTATAGTAATCAGGAAGTGAATGTAAGGCTTCAAATCCTGCTTTGATATGAGGTGTCCATCCGGGGATGAATACTAGCACCGCAGGAATTAATAGGGCTAGTAAAATTACCTCGTCTTTCCACGACCCTTTCATTTGGTCTACTGCTGATGCTTCCCACGCAACTTTACCTGCAATTTGTTGCTCCTTGAGCGACTTTTGTGCCTTAATTTCTGTTAACGCTAAATCAGCTTTTGCTTTTTTTGTTTCTACGAAACCCTTGACCGTATCCCCTATAATACTGGCAATAGGTCCTAACACCATGTTAAACATTTATGATTCCTCCTTATAGTTTGCTTCTACTTTTTGCAAACTCTCAACATAGTTTATCCATTCTTCAACAGTCCAACAAACCATTTCACTATATAGTATTTGTTTTTTATTAAACTGTAGTTGTAATGTGTCTTCTAAATATTTCCTTTGCTTTTCTTTGTAGTCTAAACAAGATACTTCATTAGTAAATTCTACATACTGATAACGAAAAACTCTTGGCTCTTCCTCTCCTCCAAACAGTACAAATAAAACTAATAAATAATTAATCACTAACGTAAATCAAAAGCTTCATTAGCAATTATGTCACCTAACAACATCTTATCTCTTGTTACTTCCCCTTTTAAATTTTTTGATATTATATCTTTCGATAAATCTTCTATTTTATTATAAACTTTTCTATATATTCTATCTCCATTGTATCCTTGACCTACCATGTAATCTACATACAATCTAGGCAATTCTCTTGTTTTTAAATACGCTATTGCTGCAAACTCTGTAAAGTCGTCTTCTTTAATTTGTTTTTTATTTTTAATTTTAGTTAAATGCCATGTTACTTTGTTTATATAAGCTTCTTTTAATGAATAAGAAGAAAATAATCTTGCATACCAATCATTTAAATCACGATTTATTTTAGACCTTACTTTGTCACCTGCCCCGACAATAACAACTCTATTTTCTCCAGTTTGAGAATCTACTAAATATTCAACTATACTTTCACCCTCTAATTCAGCGTTGAAATATGCTTCAAGAAAAGGTTTAAATATGTTTGGGGCAAAAGAATTATAAAATAATAATCTATCTGCAGAGCTATCAATACCTTCTAAATATTTATACATATAATTTTTAGTTGCAGTTCCTACGTTTAAAAATAATTGTATACCCGGTGGCATAGTAAAAATAGCATCTAAACCTATTGCTGCCGGAGCTGAAAGAGTAGCAGTTAAATCTTGTCCTGTTACATAAGAAGGTCCTCCAAACAGTAAAAATGGATGTAAATTATTACCATATAACCACTCTGAAAATGTTGGTATTTTTTGGTCTCTTGCCATTAATCCTGTTTTTCTCATTAAAGCACCTGCTGTTTTATCTAATTGACTAAGTAAAAAATCAGCTACTTCTACACCTATAGTTCCGTAAAGTCCTGCAGTAAATACCATACTAGTAACAAAAGAAGCTGTAGGTGCAAAATCTCCTGTTTGTTGTGTTGTTCTTACGTGTTCTACCATTTGTGCTAAATAGTTGTGTTGGAATGTTTTAAATAATCCAAAAGTTTTACCTACTGTTCTTCCTAAAAATCCTGAAGAACCATATAACATAGGTCTTTGAGTAGCGTTGTACTCAACCATATATGTATCTGCTAGTTGCCATGCTCTATCTCTAGCATTTTTATGGTTCATACCACCTTCTCTAAGAGAATGATAAAACATCAAAGTTGCGTTCATACGTGAGAATTGTTCTAGTCTAGCAGAAAAACCTTTACCCGTTGCAGCATCTAAAAATTTTTGCATACCTGAAAAAGTTTTACCTCGTATAGCTGACTTAAATTCGTCTATAAAAGCAGCACTTATTGCTCTGTTTTTAACTGCTGTTTGTATTACTTCTTTTGCTTCTTTTGATGGATTGATTAAATCTTTTTGTGATTTAAAAAATGATGTCATGACACTACCACCTTCGCCTATTGCTTGAAATCTTGAAAGTTGTGGTAATATCATTTGATAAGGTTGAATAATCTGTGATTGTGCAAACCTCATGTTAAACATTAACAATCTAGTTGTTAGTGTAAAAGAGTTGATACTATTAACAAATTTATCTAATCCATTAGCACCTAAAAATCTACTAAAAGTATTTTCTAGTCCCCTGTCAAGAGGATGACTTTTTGCTTCACCTTTTCTTAAAGATGCAAAGTCACCACTAAAAACAGCACTGTAATATCTATTTAAAAAATTAATAGTGTTTTGATAATACTTACTTAATTGAGGGTCCATTGTTAATGTTTTTAATTCCCTTCTTAATTTTATTTGATGACCTGCTCTAACTGCACCTTGTATATAAGCTATATAACCTTTTACAAAATCAGATGTATTCTTCATTCTTGCTATTCCCTCAGGGACACCTAAGTCTTTATATATCTTAGTACTGCCACCTAGATATCCATCTACAAATTTTTGTTTACGTGGCATACTATGAATATTAAAACCTGTTTTTATATAATTAGCTTCAAATGCATCTCTAACTTCTTTAGCTAATTTTTTATTATTACGTAAAAAATTCATTGTTTCTGCAAAAACATTAACTTGCATATCACCTGTTCTTTGTGCTGCATCTACTTGTGTTTTTACTCCATCTAGTTTACTTTCTAATTTCTTTTGTAATAATTTAGCTGTAGCTTTATTATTAGCAGGTAAAACTGCTACTAATTCATTATTTGATTTTTTTCTAACAAATATTCTAAAATCAGCCATCCATATATGTGGAAAATATGAAGGTAATTCTTTTATTGGTTTAAACTGAGAGCCGCCATACTTTATACCCATTTCATTATAAAAATTTAAAGTATCTCTTAATCCTTTTCTTAATGTTTTATAAACTAAAACTTGATTATCATTAAATTTAAATTCTTTTTTTAATGCATTAACAGTTACATCACCTTCAGATTTTTTAAATAATTGTTTATTTTTTTTATTTTTTGTTGCAAACTTTTCTATAGCAGGTAATTTTTCAACGACACTATTTAAATATTTAGAATTAGTTTCTAGTATTGCTTCTATTGAATTTGGGTCTTTACCTGTTTTAGCATATTGACTAGCAGGTAGTAATGATATTTGTTTACCTGATTTAGGTGTCAAACCTTTAATTATATTTATAAAATAAGGGTCTGCTTTATTAAACGTAGGATTACGTAATAATGCATCTATAGTATTTTCCGCTGATATTCTATTTTGTGTTACTAAATCTATGCCTTTTTTAAATAAAGAATTAGGAAATGCTTTTGATACAAATCTAGCAGGTGCTGTTTGAAATATAAATTCGTTTAATAAACCTTTAAATCCTTTTACTTCAATATCTTTTTCTGTTGGTTCATATTCATATTCTTTCTTTTTAGTCTTTTTATTTTTAGTTACTTTTACTGGTCTAAGTAAATTATTTACTACTATTTCTGTGGAACGTAAATCTAAATAATTTTTAGACATTTCTATGTGTGCGTTTGTCTTATTATAATTATCTCGTAAAGTATATATATCGCCCTCTAATTTATTAAATCTTTTTTCCATAGAGTTTAATTCTCTTTTACTTACACTTTTTTCACCTTTATTTATAGCATCTTTAGCTGTTACTATTTGTTCATTTAATTCTGTTAATTCTTTTGTTTTACCTTCAATTACATTTATTTGTCTATTACCTTCTACTTCTAGTTCTCTTATTAATTTATTATGTCTATAATCTCTACCACTTAAATAAGAATTTAAATCTGCTCTTGCTTCACCAATAGTTTTACCGTCTATTCTACCCATTGCACTTAAAGTTCCAAATGTTATAGCACCAACTAATTTATCTTCTAAGTTACCATCACTTGCTCCAAAACCTAAAGTACTCATGGCTGCAACTCTTGTTTTTATGTTAAAAGGTTCAAGTTGTTTCATTACTTTACCTAAAAATAATCCTTTTAAACCTGCAACACCTGCTTCTTCTACACCTTGGTCTGCTGCTCTCAAAGCGTCAGTAGTACCAAAACCTAGGGGCATAGATTTAAGTAATCTAGTAGCAGGTATATATTCACCTACAGTAACTGGTGCTGCTCCAAATGCAGAATATAATTTTCCTAAAAAAGTATCAGGGGTAGTTGGTTTCATATTAAAAGTCATATTCTTATTAAAATATGGATTATCAGAATGAGGATTAAGTTGTACAGATAAACCTCTTAAATAATTCTCAGCTACTTCAAAAGCATAAGTTAATCCTTTTTCAGGGTCTTCTTGATAGACACTTTCAATACTATTACCAAATTTATTATTTGCAAACTCACTTAATTTTCTAAATCCTCCCGGAATGTTTGCAAGAGTGTTGTAAAAAGAAGATGCACTATTTAAATAACCATATAGTAAATCATTACCTGCACCTTTTATACCATCCATAAAAGTTCCGGGTTCTCTCTTTACTCTTTCTGAGTTAAAACCATCAGCGTATAACTCAGCTTCATTTTCTATATCTTTTATATCAGTAAAACCATCAAAACCATCGTGAGGTGTTGCTATAATTTGTCCTTCATTTTCATTATAGTAAGTGTTACCTTTAATTAAATTTTCATTTAGGACTTCTACGTCCTTATTTTTACTATTTAATTTATTTAATAATATGTCTACGTTATTGTTGGGGATAGACTCATTTTGTTGAATAACAGAGTCTTCATCAGCTTGATTAAGCTTGTTGATTAACAGTTGTAAATCTGCCATATTTTAAAACTCTACAAAGTAGGTTTGTCCGTTAGATATAAATTGTATTATTGTTCCTTGTTCTACTGAAGATAATATTGAATCTACTTCATTATTACTCATAGTATCAAAATTTAAATTAACTCTTGGTAATCCTTGTTGATAATTACTTAAAGCATTTTCATTTGCTATAACATTGTAACCACTCTTAATAATACTACCAACTGTTGAATCTCGTTGTGATAATTCTATATCACTTTCTGTAATTTTTGATGTTGCTGTAGTGTCAGGTCCTGTTATACCAAAAAGATTTTCTATTCTTTCTAAAATTTCTTCTCTAGGTCTATTTAATAAAAATTCAATACTGGCATCATCTGTTGCTGCATTTATTAATATACCTTGTAATATATCTTCTGCACTATCAGCTTGAGCAGTATCACCTTTAATTAAATTCATTTCCATAGGATTTAAAGCATATTCACCTAACTTTTCTACATTACCTGCTTCACTAAGAGGTATATTAAATTGAGTTAAATAAGCTAATTTTTGATAAGCTTTATTTTGGAAATCAGATTTATCTTTTCCGGGGAATTGACTTACAGGTGGGTCTGCATCTAAACTAGGTGTTTGATTTAAAAAGTCATATGACTTAGTGAAATCTCTTTTAGGCACTAACATATCAATAGTTTTATTACCTGCGTTTAAATTAGTGTATAATTGATTATAAGCATTAGTATCAGCTTCGTACATATTTTGTGTAGCTTGTCCTAAATATTGATAAGGATTAGCTATATTTTCAATATATGAATCAGGTATGTCAAATTGTTCAAATTGGGCAGCAATAGAATTAGCATCTTTACTAAAATCTATAGCATTTTTATCAACTGCATAACTTAATTGATAAATACCGTCTACTCCATATTGTGCTTGTAATAATCCTGCAACAGTTTGTAATTTATTTATTTTATCTGTAGCGTTGTCATCAACTTCTACAAGTTTTTCACCTACTTTTTCTATTTTAGCACCTATAGCTGCATCTTCTGCACTCCAATTATCTAATTGTCTTTGTAATGCTCCTGTTAAAAATGATACACCAAATGCCATTATTTTTCTCCCTCAATTTCTTTATCCATTAGACTTGCAACTTTAGGTTGACTTTCTTCTTTTGTTATAGTTTTCTTTTTTTGCTTTTCCGATTTCATGTTTGCAACAATTTTATCAAACTTTTTACGCACTAAAAATTCTTCTGCTACTTTTGTTGGGGAATCATCATTCATAGTTATAACTATTTCTTTAAGACCTGCTCTTTTAGCTATTGCAATAATCATATTCATAGCAATAGGTGCAAGTAAAATACCTAAGTCAGGATTAAACTTACCTTCTACAAAACCTGTAAATATTAATGTTCTTGTAATAGCTTCTACAGGAACTCCTGTCTTTAACATTGCTAGTAAATTCATAGCAGCATCTTCATCTGTCAATGCTCTAAACATAGTTTCTGCTGCTTCGTTTATATTAGTATGTTTAGGACTATGCTCCCAAGGATAGTTTTGAGGTGTATCTGTTAAAGATTGTCCGGGTACAGGTGCATCAAAAGGATTGTATTTCATACTATGACCTCATTGCAAATTTATTTATTCTTTGTAACCAAGCACTTAAGACTTCTTCATAGTTAGTGACATCAGGTGCTGCAGGTCCTTTTGCTTCAGTCATACCATCACTGGATAATTCAAACATACCACCCAAGGATGGTTCTTCTATTAAAGG